GATCGGAATCCAGCCGCGGTTAAGCTTTCCCCATACGGCTCCAAATTCGTCTTTTTTTTCTTCCAGGATTTTAAACACATCATGCTTGGGGATTGATCCGAGTACTTTATAATTTTCTCCAGGACCTTCTCTTTGTAAGGTGTTCTTTCTAACTTTAACTAAATATGGAGTAAACGGCTGTGGCTTTGTTATCTTTACCATAATAGGCGGGGTGTATTTTTCAATGTCATGCAACTCTTTTTGCAATAATCTTACATCCAATTCCATTTCATCTAGTTTTTCTTTCGGTTCTTCAACTTCTTCGAATTCTTCGAATTCTGGAATCGAAATCAACTCATATTCCTCTTTATCTTCTACATTAAAATGCTTTCGATACGAATTTGCTTTCATAATATTAACCTCTTGTATTTAGTTGTTTTTTACGAGCGGCATTAATTTGCGCGTTTCTACTAAGAACCGAATTTCGGCCCATTTTCTTAGGTGGAGCATTCTTTATACTGCATACTCTAATCAAAGTTAAAAGTCGATTTAGATGCCATTTTTGGCATTCAAATGGAATATTAAGAGAAATCATCCAGTAATAGATAATTTCTGAAGTAATAACTTCGCGATTTTTTGATGCCGAAGAAATATCCGAAAATGTTGTAGCGGTCATCTTTTCATCAATATAATCTGCTATTTGTTTTTCTTGCTGCTTACTTAATGCATAAAGTATATTATCCGGAACATTTCTATCTATTATCATGCAACGGATATAATCTCTAACTTCCTCACTTGTTTTTTGATCTTTGCCAAGAAATGGTTTACACCACTTTGCCTCCCATTTTGATAAAGAGACAAGAGAGTGTTCTAGGTCGATGGTTCGCTCTTTTACTGAAACAAACTGGGAGGTTTCCTCGTTATAATATTCGGTATCTGGAATTTTTATTGTTAACATTCTCTTGTCTCTTTTACTGCTGCTTATTAATTCTCAACTAATTTGTTAATAAATTCGACCATTTCTTCTTGGTTTGAAAGCATCTGCTCAATAAATGCTTCATAGGCGATCGAGGATTTAAACTCATCGAGAACTTCTTTGCTCTTAATAAAACGCAGCCCATCTTCACTGCGTTTCCCGTATGATAGATCAATTAGACGGTCAAGCAATCGAGCAACCATTCTAATACTTTCCGCGAGAACTTGATTGTTTTGATCGAACGGATTTTCTTGATTAATGTTTTGAGATTCCATTCCTTCGAGTAGTTTTGCTCTATCTTGTAGTTCTTGAGCTATCTTCATAATTTCATTATAGACATCATTAGACGCAGTTAAGATAGATGTTTTTGATACATGAAAGTATAGAGTTTCAGTACGTTCGGTGCCATTATAATCGACACATTTAACAGTTTTCTTTAGCATTTTATTATCTCCTTTCAGATAATTAAAAGTAAGTAATGGGGCGGCTTTATGTCGCCCCATCGATTAAATAAGATTAATCCGAAGGACCGGCAGGAAGCATAGCAAGAATTTCAGCTGGGGTTAACAGATGGGCAACATCACCAACCGCTTCCCCACCAAACAATTCAAGTTCAATAGCAGCAAGAGTTACAGCATCAATCTTTGTGCTATCGATAACCAACGATGCAGTTGGCTTAAAACCTGTAACCTCAATTGGGCTTGTAGTAAGTTCCCAACTGAAAGTAATAGCTTCGGGCGAATCATTGATGGTTGCATAGGCTTTCTCTGAAGGAGCAGCCTGCGCGCCATAAATAAGATGAATCTTATAGCCATGGGCATTGCCTTCGGTATCATTGCCAATAACAGTTTTGTAAGCAAGACCGAAATATTTACGAGTCTGCTGACCAATCATTACGCCAGTACCAAGTTCTGCAGATCCATCGCATTCAGCGAATTCATCAGGATAGGTATAAGCTTCAATAGTCGCGCCGAACTCTTCGTTGCTCATAAGAGACAAATATTTGATATTGTCCGCATACAAAGGAGTCGCTTCGGCTCCTGATGGGGATTCGGTAACGGCAGTTAAGCCATTCCAAGGAACACCAAGAGGATATTCCCCCGCGCTATTCCGTACATAAAGAACGCCATTTGAAACACCGGTTTCAAAAAGACGATCACCACTTTGATCCCAAACTAATTTGGTCATATTATAATCTCCTTAATTTTAATAGTATAGTGTAAAAACGTAATGATTTAAATTATCCGAAATGAAATGCCTATCAAATGAGCAGTACTCAAATGAATTCAACATTGATAACGGGAGTCTTGACTCTGGATTTTGATCGATTACTGTAACCGTGTATCGGGTCTTGTTTCTGTAAATAAGTGAATCGGCATGATCTATACCAAACCCATCTAATTCATAAATAACACACGGATAACTTAACTTAATTGAGGATGGTGGTTGAAAATATACTTTATTTGATGAAAGCAAAGCTTCAAGCTCCGCCTGTAATGCCAATCTATTATCAGCCATTATACACCTCTCCTAACGTTAAAATAAGCCTGGGGCGTTGGATTTCAATATTAGTTACTTTCCAACGCACGCCAAGCCATGAGACATAACGTATTGTAGAAGAATTTTCATATAAAAATGGATCTGCTATTATTGAAAGTTGGTTGGAAATAGTAAGATTATCATTTTTATGCTCACTTGCTTCCCACCTTCTAGTGTTTTGAATAATATCTCCTCTATATGAATGCTCTACAACAACCTCATCCCATACTCCAGGAGATATTTCTTTTTGTGTAATATAGCCAATCGGCCCATAAAATTTACTCATAAATATCTCCCATTTTGATTATTAAGCAGAGGGCGTAACTTCTGGATTTACTGCTTCTGCCCAGAATGCAATTGCTGAATGGGGCAGAGTCAAAGCACCAGAAACACGAGTTTCAATCAAATACTTTTGCTGATTGAAATCGATATCAAAATCATCAAACATAGTAATTGCCCCGCCCTTATCGGCGCCAAGAGCATAGTCGGCCATATTAACGAGAATGGCAGCAAGTTCGCTATAGACGGCCAAAGGATTCGGGTTAACAACATTGTCCATAACAGGAACATCGACGATTTCTTTAACACGAAGTGCAGAAGAAAGTTCTTCCATTGTATTATAGATCCGACGGCCAAGAGAGTCCTTCAAGAGAAGCATATCGCCAAGAAGATCTGTGCGAATATACAAAGAAGGAGTACCACTGCCCTTATAATCCTTACGAGCGCGAATAATCGCGTCAATAAGTTCTGAGGTAGTGGGCGCAGTATCTGTGTCGTCTTCAGGAGAAACAAGTACTGGGACTGTATATAAAGCGACATCGGTAGCAATCGGACGGATCTTGGTTTCGATGATTTTATCATCACTGGCAGTAGAGCGGCCATCACCAACAAGCATTGCACGAGCAATTTCGGCCTCAAGACGGCCGCGCATTTCATTGCGAAGCCAAGCAACAACATCGAAATCAGTAATATCAATAATGTCATCGCGGTCAAGTTTCTGTTTCTTATAGACAGTCTGAGGATCTGTAGTGCGCTTAAGAAGACCAAACACTTCTTCGACCTTCTCATTGCCCTTAACATAGCCCAAAGCACGAGCCTCTTCGCCAGTAATATCGGCGACCACTGTCTTCACACGAGAGAATGGAATATGACGAGCTTGGCCAAAGACCTTTCCAACCCATTCTTCGCGTGGGGCAACTATGGCGGGAAGACTGGTCAGAGTCTTGGCATCAGGGAATAGATATTCAATATCGGTAATGCTGTGCTTCAAGGCGCCAGTATTATTGCCTTCATAAGCAGCATATGCTTCCGAAATAGTTTCAAATCCATGGGCCAGAAATGAGTTCTTCAAAGTAGACTGGGATTTACGGGCATCCATAAATACCTGTTGAAGTTCATCGTGAGACAACGCGTCGTGGGCCATGGTAGTATCATCATTGTTATTATCAAAAACATTTTTTTTCATATTTGTATCTCCTTCGATAGATGTTTGTTTTAATTCTTCTTCTTCTTCTTCTTCGGTTGATTCTTCTAAAACTTCTTCTGAAGTTTTTAACGCTTCTGCTAGCATTGCATATACAACCGTTTTCTGCGTATCATTAAGAGTTTCAAAGACTTCCGCAACTGTTTGGTCATCTTCTTTTTTATCATCTTTTAATTCTTCAGCATGAAAAAGTTCAAGAGTATCATTCGCAGAAATAATGGCTTCGCTTTCATCTTGGACAACAGATCCATCGCCATGTTCAAATGCTAGATTATCAATATATGCTTCTGGGTTTGCTCCGGCGATAACTAAACTTACTTCACGGATAGCTCCATGAATAACGTTCTTTCCTTTTTCGATCAATGAGTTTGCGTAAATCGATAGAGCAGAAATATCTCCATGCTTAATGGCTTCTTTTGCATCTTGCGCGGCAGAAGAACCATTCAATGAACAGTATGCGTAGACACCATCTTTTCGGTTCTCAAGTCGAGCATGGCCCAAAATATTACCGGGATCATTGTGAAGATGTTGCCATACTAGCGGTACTGTTTTTCCATCACTATCTTGAAATGCATCTTGGAGAATAGTTCGTCCATCACTGCATTTCAAGCCTACTTTAGTGGCATATCCACTAAAATCATACTTAGTTTTATTAGTCATATAACTCCTTTACTAAATTTATTTATTAAACTGTCGGCTCTTCTTCAAGATCCGGCGCAGTTGTTGGTTCTGCTTTAGGCATTTGTTGGGTTTGAACTGGCATATTTTTATTTCTCAATTCATCTGCTTGCGGAGCGGTTGAGGGTTTTATACCAAGAACCGACCGAATCTCATTTGATGTAAGAATTTCATTGCGTGTAAAGCTATCCGCCAATTCAGCCATTTCTGTTGCGGGAACCAATTTAAGAACGTCTTTAAAACCCATTATCGTTTGCCCTTGTGTTCTTGCTGTTTTTGTCAAAAACTTTCTGCGCATCTCTTCAATAACTGAAGTAACAATAGGTTCGACAGTTCTATTATAATAGTTCAATAATGTTTCGCCATTTGCCTTTCCGGAGAAAACATCTTCGGAAATACCAAGTTGGCTGTATAACATGTTGGTCAAATATGTAACTTGATTCAGTAAATTATTCTCAGAAGGCCTATTTAATTGAGTAATATGTTCGGTACCATCCGTATAAGCAATGCCGTATTTGCTACCACTTAATTGCTGCTCAATTGCTTTGCGTCTTTCTTCGGCTTGTTTTTGCCTAGATTCTGTTTTAATTAAATACGGCAATTGAATAATTAAATCAAGTTTCCCGCTTCCACTTTGCTCATCAATTGCATCAAGAAGAGCCAATTTTCTAATAAGCCTGCGCAATGTGCCATTTGGCTCGTTCATTATCGCATATAGTGGATTTTCAACAATTCCCACAAGTGATTTTGGTAAAATAAGCGGTTCTTTGCGGCCAGTGTTATCATTGTATACTTCAACGCGAACGGTATTCGGGTACCAGTCTAAAATTTTTCCTGTTCTAATACTCAGAATATCATATGACCCAGTTACTAATGGTGATATTGTTGTGTCTACTGGTACAAGTGCGACAACACCCTCATCAAACATGCTCAGCACAGCATCATGAATAAATGCTCTTCCTGTTTGATCCTTATTCGCTTCGACAGTCAAACAACTTTGCATTCCGCTATTGATTGTTTCCAAAAATCTATTGTTATCATCAACGCGAACATGATTAATATCAAATGCGGAAACATCCATCGCTATTCTATTATAGATTGCTGTTACGATTGTCCGCTCGCTGCCTCTTGATAAACGAGGCATCGTCGGGTTTACCGAAGAAGAATAACCGAGATCTCGATATGTATATGT